ACCCCCCCCTTGCTTATATTGAAATGCTGCGACGACTAGCTCGCGTGGCGTGGTGGCAGTGCGGCTGAACTGGGCGGGGTCGATGTAGCTACGCTCTGCGATGCGTGAGCCCGGCACGTGGCCCAAGTGAGCCGTGGCGGCCCCCGGCCTCTGGATCTCCACATCGGTGGCCGACGCCCGTCTGAGCCACTTCCAGGTGCCAGGCCGGATGCCTGACTTTTGCACGAGCCGTTTGAACTGATCGTCGAAGGTCTCGTGCGATGACATCCACGGGCTTGCAAGCTGCCGGGGCGCCACTTCTACCGAGACCAGCAGGGCCTCGGCCGTCGATGGGGACAGTTGGCACAGGACGGGCCTGCCTGTCTTGCTCTGCACCAGGCTGACGGCACCGTCGGGCCGGATGTCGATCACCGGCAATCGCCACTGATCGCCCTGGCGGAGGCCTGTGTCCCACGCCAGCCGGATCGCCAAGTCGAACCAAGCCGACCGACGGAGCCCGGTCCTGTGCCAGCGCTGGAGGCCCTGGCAGGCCGCCAGGAGGGAGGACACCTCATCCCACGTCCAGCACGTGGGAGCCTTGTACGGCACGCGCACAGACCTTATGCGGCGGGTGGGCGGCTCACACAGGCCCTCGTCGGCTGCCGCGCGCCACAGGGCCAATAGTCCGACCTTCTTGCTGCGGACAGTCTCTGGCACGACCCCGGAGGCCGCGTAGTCCCGCAGCCACGCGGACACGCTGGCTTCGTCGAGTTCGACGAGCTGCACGGGGTGGCCGGCCCACGTGTCGAACAGCCTGGCTGTGATCTGGTACTGACGGACTGTCTCCGGCTTCACGTCGCGCAGGAGGTTGTATTGAGCGGCATACGCTGAAAGCGTCTGCGGTCCGGATCTGGAGTACATGAAGGCCCATCGGTGCTGTGCCAGGTGGGCAGCTCCTGCCGCCCCCCCTGACTCCTGCCACGCCCCCTCGTGGGGCGGAAAGGTTTGCTCATCCTCCAGATGAGTGGCGCACTGTCAAACACCCCGCAGGACCGGAACCTACGGTTCCAGTAGGTGGTTCCTACGGTTCCAGTTGGGCATCGGTCTACGGAACCGAAGGTTGCTGGTTCGAGCCCAGCGGGGTGTATTGCGTCCGCCAGTTCCACAGTAGGAGTGGAACTGGCTGGAGGCAAGTTTTTGGGCGGACGGATTCGCCCGCGTGGCCTGGACATATTTGGTCCAGATGAAAGGGATTGAGATGCCAGTACGACTGCCACCCAAGAATCTCTGTTCCACGATCGAGGCAGCCGAGATCTACGGATGCTCTGGAACGCACGTCAGGGGGATGGCGTCCCGTGGAGAGATCTGGTCCCAGCAGATCACGCCGAGGGCGTGGCTGTACGACGCTGACGAGATCCAGCGACTCGCCAGAGAGCGCGAAAAGATGAGGGCGGCCGGCAAGTTGTGCGGCCGTCGGCCAGGACATCGCGAATCAGCTTAAAGGGGTGTTCCGATGCTCGTGTACGGGATGTGGTTCCTGCGGGCCGCTGGCTCCGGGCTGATAGTGCTCACCGGCCTGTCCTGCTTCCTGATCGCAATGTTCTCAGGCCCGAAGTGGTATTGGCCTGTCGGCATCGGCCTGGTGCTGTGCGCTGCCGGCGGGCTGTCATGGCCGAGGATGCCGAACAGGTGGAGGTCAGACCCTCCAACCGATCGGCAGCTCTCGTACGCCAATGATCTCGGGATCGTGATTCCTGCCGGCGTGAGCAAGGGCCAGCTGTCTGACCTAATCTCCGCCGTGAAATCGGCCTAAAGGCCACCGAAAGAAAAGCCGAAGAATCTCGTGTTGACAAATTTGAGATCCGGCAACTACCCTTCCCCCCGCGTCAGGAGGACGCCTGTGAGAACTAACACGGATGCACTGATTCGATCGCTGACACTGATCAGCATCGGCCAGCAACTTGGAACGGATTCCGAGATGGCCAGGACGGTATACGACCTTCTCAATTTGCTGCTCGCAAATTTGAGATAGGACAACAAGGAGAAATGGCATGGATGCCCACAAGAACGAGTACGCGGCGGCAGTGGCCGGGATGGCCGACACCTACGGCCACGCCCTGGCGGTCGGTGACTGGGTCAACGGCCTGTCGGGGGACAAGCACTGGAGCGGGCGGGTGGTGGAGGTCGTCGGCGATCGCGTCGTGATTGACTGCGGTGGCGCGACGATCACGGCCCCACTCTCTGACCTGACTGCGCGGTGATTGCAATGCCGCGCAGTGGACTACATCGCGTCGCGTATACGTGCCAGCTTTGCCGCATGGCGCAGAAACGCACTCTGAAGACGGCCAAGGTATTCGCGGCTGCGCGAATGCTGGCCGAGGTGCTCGGCACGCTCAAGCACCTACGGCCAATGGAGTATGGCCTCGACCCGATGCTCGTCATGAAAGCCAGAGTCGTGAGCGAGGCCGCGTTGGAGCACATGGACACCGACTAGCCCGGCGGAGCCGGGATGGCAGAAGCACGACCCGTGAGGCAAGGACAGCTGAGCGGGAAAACCAAAGGAGAAGAAATGGGAGTCATACAGATAGTGCGCGGCAGGCAGCGGTCTGCGGCGCGAGTTGTGATCTACGGAACTGAGGGCATTGGGAAGACCTCGCTCGCGGCGCAGTTCCCGCAGCCGCTCATCCTCGACACGGAGAACGGCAGCAAGCACCTCGACTGCTCGCGGGCTCATTGCCCGGACTGGAAGTCGCTGACGTTGGCGATCTCCGAGCTGACGATTGACGCGCAGGGGTTTCGGACCGTCGTGGTTGATTCGGCAGACTGGGCCGAGAAGCATTTGATCGAGTGGCTTTTAAAGACCTCGGGAAAGAAGAGCATCGAAGATTTTGGCTTCGGGAAGGGGTACACGATGCTCCAAGAGCACGTCGTGAGATTCCTGGCCTCGTGCGACCAGCTCGTGGCCCAGGGCATCCATGTGGTGCTCGTCGCCCACAGCAAGGTCCAGAGAACGTCCCCCCCCGACCAGACGGACGGCTTCGACAGGTACGAGCTGAAGTTGACGAAGCAGGTGGCCCCGCTCCTCAAGGAGTGGTGTGACCTCCTGCTGTTCTGCAACTACAAGACGCGGCTTGTCGAAGGTGCCGACGGAAGGATGAAAGCCACGGGGGGCAAGACCCGCGTGATGTACGCGGAGAGGTCTGCGGCCTTCGACGCGAAAAACAGATACGGCCTGCCCGAGGAGATGCCGATGGCTATCGAGCAGCTGGCGGGCCTCTTCGCGGCGCCGCCGGTGGCGCAGTCGCGACCGGAGCCGGAGCGAGCAGCAGCTCCGCCGGCCACGCTCTTCGGCCAGATCAGTGATTACATCGAGGGCGCGAAGGACGTGCGCACCCTCGGCAAGATCGGCGATCGGATCGACGCGCTTTCGAGTGATGGCCAGCTGAGTCACGACCAGGTCACAGACCTCGTTTCGGAGATCGACAGGAAGCACAACCAGATACAGCCACAACAGGAGGCATCGGTATGAATTGGGACGAATTCGAAGGCGGTGAGGATGAGACAGCGGCGGCGGAGCTGCGGGTCTGCCAGGACGGGCAGCACCAGGCGACGATCGTGTGGGCCGGCATCCAGCAGAAGGAGTGGGCGCGGAACGAGACTGCCAACCCATCGGGCAAGGTGCTGACAGTGAAGATCGACATCGGCAAGGGCATCGCCCCTGTCTGGGACTCGATCCCGGCACACCGCCGAGGCGTTGTGGCGGCGGTCTGCATTGCTGCCCGGGTCGACCTACCCAAGGGCGAGTGGTCGGAGGCGTGCCTGGTGGGGCAGCTGGTGACGATCGAGACCGTGCTGGCCGTGGCCAAGAGCGGCCGCGAGTACGTGCGGATCGCGAAGTGGCTTCCGGGCCAGGCACCGTTGCCGGCGGCTACTGCCAGGACTCAGCCGGCCAAGTTGATGGCCAAGCTACGTGCCACGGGTTCCGACGACATCCCCTTCTAGGAGCATCCATGAGCGACGAGGAGCAGCAGATGTATCGGGTGTATCTCGGCAGTCGGATCGACCGCGACGGGGTGCTGGTTTGGACGCAGCGGGGCAAGGCGTGCGATGTCTACGGGGGCAAGTACGTGTTGGTCGGCGGCAGCCTCATGGAGGGCGACGGAACGTGGTTCGCGACGGAGGAGTCGGCCAAGGAGGACGGGGCGCGGCGACTGATGGAGATGTCTACGAGGCTCAAGCAGCTGGCCGCCGCGCTCACCCCGCCTCCGGTGCCCCGGTATGTGGCTCGGAGTCAATGGGACTGATGCCACCGCGCCCAAAACTAGATGTGGATCGGATCCGCTACCTGCTCGATCAGGGCATGAGGCAGGCAGCGGTGGCCAGACGGCTCGGGGTAACGCAAGCGGCAGTGTGTACGGCAGCAAAAGGGAGACGCATGAGCGACTACTACTCAACAGATGTCACCAGGCTTCCGCTGTTCCAACAGCAGGCCCGAACGACAGACCCGGCGACATCACACGCCTCGGCGGCGGCCTGCAAGGGCGTCGCCGAGGATCACAGGCGGAGGATCCTGGAGGCGCTACGCTCCGGGCCTGCCGGCCAGACGGAGATCGCCCGGCGGGCCGGGCTGGCCACGCACCAGGCGGGCAAGCGGCTCGGCGAGATGGGCCGGGCCGGACTGATCGAGACGACGGGCCGTGAGCTGGTCAACGCGACCGGCCGGCGCGAGAGGGAGTGGAGGAGGGCGACATGAGTGACGGATACGAAATCACCGAGACTGGATTAGTTGTCCAAAGCGGATGGACTCCTGAGCTGTGGGAAGCCGCAGGCCGAGAGATCGCCCGCTACCAGAAGGGGCTCATGTGGCTGGTCGGCGATTGGCTTAACGCTGGCGACCGTGAAGGCTACGTCGAGCGTGGCAAGTTGGCCGAGGCGTGCGAGCGGTTTGGAATCGAGTACGACTCCGCTGCCGATGCAGCCAGGGTGGCTGCCGCTTTTGAATGTCGGGAACGTTCCCAACATTTGGACTGGTCGCATCATCGAGTTGTTGCGAACCACGAGCAGGCGACCAAGCTTTTGCAGTGGGCCGCCGAAACTGGTGCGACGGTTAAGCAACTTCGTGAGGAAAAGCATCGCCGGAGCGTTGCTGCCGCACCGACTACGGCCGAGGCCAGCGGCGCGAAGGGCGAAGTGTCGTGGGAGTTTAAGGTTGGCGACTGCCGGAAGTTGCCATACCCAGACGACCACTTCGATCTCGTCTTCTGCTCTCCACCTTACGAGTCGCAGAGATCCTACGGGGAGCTTGATTTCAACCTGTCTGGCGAGGATTGGGTGGCGTGGGCGACTGATTGTTACCTGGAATGCCTGCGTGTTTCAAAGGGTCTCGTCGCTTGGGTGATTGAGGGATACACGGACGACTTCGCCTACACGTCAACGCCGTTTCTGCTTCACGCTGACTTGCATCGTCGCGGCGTAAAGATGCGGAAGGTCGTCGTCTACCAGCGCAACGGCATCCCTGGCACTGGCGGCCCAGAGTGGCTGCGGAACGATTGGGAGCCAATCATCTGCGGCACGAAGAACGGACGGCTGCCGTGGGCCAACAACACCGCGATGGGCCAGCCGCCAAAGCAGAACGTGCCAAGGGCGGCTACCAACCGAAACGCAGACGGTAGCCGCAAGTCTGCCATCTATATCGACCCGGAGGTGTGCAACCCCGGCAACGTCATCAGCGGCCTAGTGGGAAGCGGCGGCATGGGCTGGCGTGACGCGACAAAGAACGAAGCTCCGTTTCCTGAGTGGCTTGCCGAGTTTTTCATTAAAAGCTTCTGCCCTGTTGGCGGAACCGTGCTTGATCCATTCAGCGGTTCAGGGACGACTGTTTCGATGGCCGTCAAGCACGGACGAAATGCGGTTGGGATTGATGCGAGAGAGAGCCAAGTTTGGCTCGGCGAAACAAGGCTGTTGGGGACGACAGTTTCTGAACGTCAACAGGGCCAAGGAGTGCTCGTATGAGCTCGAAAAAATACGATTCCGCGAACGGAGAATGGGGCGCGCAGGGCGAAGCTTTCCTTTGTCAATACATTAGGTCTTGCGGATATAAAGCAAACAAGCATCCGCACGGCATCTACTCGGAGGACATCGAGTATGTGTCAAACACTGAGCGTTTTTACGCCGACGTTGAAAGACGTACATCAAGAACGTGGTCCGGAGCCGCTTGGATGCAGTGGCCGACGTTGCATGTGCTTAACAGAAGGAAAGTAGAGTTTGGCACGCTTTTCTTCACGCTGTCCGCAGACATGACAAAGGCATATGTCTCTTTTCCGGAGGACTTGCTCACTGTAGCACCTGAGCCGATGGACAACATTCACGTGAAGGGCGAGTCGATTCGCGACCATGATATTTTGCGGTGCTTGCCTTTGGATTTCACAAAGACAATTGACGGCTCGCTTGCAGAAATGAATGCGAGACGAGTTCGACGAATCGTTCGAGAGACAGACAGCTACACCGAAGCGACTCGTGTCCTCCGTGGCCGTGATCCGTTTGGATTTGGTGCTCCTTATGGGATCAGCGACGAAGAGTGGAAAGAAATGATGTTGGATGTAGAGCGGCGAGTAGGGCTGCTAAAGCTGACTGGGCCACACAACAAAGACCAGCAGAATTTTGACTTCTAGGAGGCCACCGATGGCAGGTGAATGGATTCCCCTCGACATCAACCTCGGCGCAAAGCCGGAGGTCCAGGAGCTGATTGACTTGACCGGCCAGGGCGTTGAGACGGTCGTGTACCGTCTCCTCCAGCTCTGGGGATGGGCAAGCATGAACAGCGCCGACGGGACCGTCCGGGCGACGCCTGGGAGGATGGCAAGGGTCTGTGGAGGAGACGACGCCTTCTGGCTGGCCGTGGAGTCGGTCGGCTGGATCGTCTTCGATCAGGAGGCCGGGACGGCCGAGATCCCCGGCTGGGGAAGGAGGTTTTCCCAAGCCGCCAAGGCCCGCGCATGCCATTCTGACCGGCAATCCCGCTACCGTGACGGTCGCGTGACGGTGCAGCGTCACGAAAGCGTCACTAGAGGAGAGGAGAGGAGAGAACAGGTTCCTCCTCCTCCTCAGGGAAAGCTGCGCAGCCAGAAGAAGAAATCCACGGAGGCTCCAGTGGCCTCCGATGCCCCCGCGAGTACGTGGGACGGCCTACGAGACTCGTGGAACTCGGGGACGGGTGAGCGGTGGCGATCACCAGTCCCGCCGGCAGCGGCAGCCCAGAGGCTGGCCGAGGACGGTTGGATCGACCGAGCAGCTCAGGCCATCGAGCGGCTTCCCCTGTGCTTGTACTTCAAGACCCCGGTGACGCTCGGGCAGTTCTGCGGTGATGGCTTCGCTGATCGAGTACTCGGCGGCCAGTACGACAAGGCGAAGGAGAAGGCCCCGCAGCGTATTTCCGGCCGGCCAGATGAAAAGGCCCCCCCCCATGTC